AGTTCAATTTAAGAATCTGTTGTTCAAGATACTTCTGATAATCTCTTACATTGGCATCTTGATTGTACATCTTACCGTTAACGTATATCTCAAACACATTCGGTTTGATTCCACGAATCACCTTCACCTTCTTTTTACCAACATCAAACTCAACCTCAACTAAGCATGAACTACTATTTACAGTGTTGAGAAGTTGGGGCTTGTTGATGTTACGAAATGGTTTGCCGAACAAACCAAAGCATAACGCATCAAGAATGGTTGACTTACCCGCACCATTCTCACCGATAATAAGTGTAGTGGAATCTTTGTCTAATGGTATTTCTATGAAGGTGTTGCCGGTTGATAAAAAGTTCTTCCATCTCACCGTCTTAAATATAATCAAAGTTCCAAATCCTGTGCCTCTGTATAGAGAGACTTCATTGTAGTTTTCAATCTACTCTTATCCAATGTAACATCCAGTTCATCAATATATTTTTCTAGAAGTGTCATGGTGTCTTCTGTGTTCTCAACAATGTCATCAGATACATTACTGGCATCCATTTCTGAGAAGTCTTCGATAATCTTCACATCATGTGCGTCTGCCAAAAGCAATCGGTCAACGAAATGGTCAAACTGATACAAGTCCTTTTTGTTTACTACAATCACCTTCACATACTTGTTCTTGTATCTACTGATATCATGACTCATGTAGTTCTGTGTCGTATCATCATAGTATATCTTACAGAACAAAGTGTTGGTGTTGACTATGCGTTCTAGCTCTCTTGTTTTCGTATCAAAGATGTGAAATCCCTTTGGGTCATCATAGTCATTCCAATAGAGTTCATATGGTGTGCCAAGGTAGAATATCTGTCCATCATCTGACTTGTGATGAAAATGTCCACTCATCACCATATCAAATTTCTGAAACAATCTTTTGTCCCAACCCTCTGTCATTATCATGCCTCTTTGCATTTGAAAACCACTCAACTCCAAATGTCCCATGCAAATTTGAGCAGATGTTGTATCCAACATTTCCATAGTGTAAGAATAGTTGTCACTGTTTATCCAAGGCACAAATAGAATCTTGCAATCACCAAAATCCACTTCTGTCGTTTTGGAATACACCTTTATGTTCTTGAACTTTCCATCCACCAGTTCATGCAGAGAATTGACATCATTGGTATTCTTGTAGAAGGTATCGTGATTACCAACAAGCATATGAAAGTTGATGTCCTTGAAAGAGTTTATAAACCTCTCACGAAAGTCTCTTGCGATACGATAGGATATAAACTTACGACGGTCCATCACATCTCCGAGATGAACACAATGCTTTATCTTGTGCTCTTTGAGATATGGAAAGAACTGATTCTCATAGAACTCATAGAAGTATTCATTGAATGCCAAGTTGTCATTACGAGCACCAAAGTGCGTATCAGTTATAAGAGCAATCTTCAATGTTCTACTCCCATTGATACATTACCTATGACTGCAATTCTTTCATCATCACTTCTTTCTGCTGGTACTCTATGATTGATTATAGAAGGAAATATCACCAAGTCTCCTGGCTCTGGTTGTAATACATATTCCTCTGCACTGAAGTGATTTCCATTAACAGACATAAAGGGTGTCTCTCCCAACTTGTTAACAAAAACAAGAGGTGATGTATTTTTCGTAGTCTTAATATAGTAAGTCCAACTCAATGCACAAGGCCAGTGATTATGTACCTTAATGTAATTTCCCTTTTTGTATAAGGCACCCCAACAATCAACAGTCTTGAAATTGTGATCACCCACACTATCCTCACACATAGTCAGAACATAATCAGACAATTGCTTGAACTCATCGTATATCAAATGCGACCTATAGTCAGTCATATGATACGAGTCCAAATTTTGCTGTGCTTGTTTTTTCTCTACGTCTTCACTCTTAAACTCTTTGATAATCTCTTCAAGTCTTGTCATCAAAACTAAATCTAAAAACTTCACTTTGCGAATGAACGTTATAACAGAAAACGACTCCATCAAAAAATTCTTAAGGTCAATAGCACCATCTTCAATCTTAGGTCGAATGCCAACTGGTACACTCGGTTCCATTATTTTTTATCTCCACCCATAAAAAATTCTAATCCCTTTGTTTTTGGTTTTTCACTCTTCTTAGGTTTATAGACATCTTCATCGGGTAAGAATCTATCTATCATAGTTTCATCAACCGAATAGATAGTGTCATCATCAGGTATAGTGGTATACATCTCATAAGTTCTTTTTTCTATCAACTTATTTTTAATATGCACCTGTTTCTTCTCAGCAGAAATACGCCTAAGAAACGCATAGTATATTATTTGAGTGAAATATGAAAAAGGATTTTTAGATTTTTCAGGGTCGAAATTATAAGCATACTGAAGACAGTTTTGAACACCTTCTGATATCATCTCATCTCTGTAAGAATAGTTTATAAAGTTTGGTCTATAAGACAAGTGCGTTGCAATCTTTAGAAAGCACTCTCCAATATAATTTGTCAATGGGGGCCTACTCTCACCTATGCTATCAGCATCTAAACATTTAGACCTCCATTCAACCATTGCTTTTAAGAATTCTTTATTGTCCACATAGTGAACACTCTGTTTTTTAGGCATAATAGTCTCCCTAACTTATTATTATGTTAGGTACCATTATAGTTCTTTACAGAACAAATGTCAATGACCTTTAGGGGTCTTGACAAACACTAAAAAAAGGAGTAGTATAAGTATGTGGGTTGTTCAATGAACTATATCTTTTTTAGGATCATAACCAGACAACTCATTCTCTAACTCTTCCAATTCTTTGTCTGTGGGTTCTTCTATAGCATCAAGTATAGTATCTAGTGGAGTACTTTTTCTCTCTTCTGAGTAATTTATACTCGATTCGATTATAAACCGATCTAAACAGTGATTATAGTATTTTAACAATGTGCCAGATGCATCGGCCGACATAATAACATTATTTGGATTGAGGTTGATTAACAATTGTTCACTCATGGGTTCAATCCACGGGGTTAGAGTAAGTGATTCAATTGGACCGTTCCACGTAATCTTAGATGTCATCATCATTCGCAATGGGCGACTGATGGTAATCTGTTGTATAGTTGCAAAATTAATCTCTATTCCACTTGGTACAAGAAGGCCTTGCTCTGACTCACGGATCATCATACCTACGATATTCTCACCATTAGACAATTTGAAAATTTTAACAGGTTCTTTTTTCATTTTAGTCTTATCCTTGATATCTCGTAGTCAAACTTTTGAGCATCATAGATATTTATTCGTTCTCGAAAATGTCTAAGGGTAAAGTTGGGTCTTCCCTCGTAGGATATTTCATCGGACAAATCAAACAGTCGTATCGTATCCTTAGTTGAGCTTTTCCGTAGTCCTCTTCCGAGAGACTGCAACACTCGAATCTTAGATTTTGAGGGGGATGTGAACACGATGTTATGAATGTTGCGAATGTTAATACCAGTGCTAAACGTACCATAACTTGCAATGATGACAGAGTTCTTTTCATTTTCTACAATCTCTCTTATCTCTTCTCTTGTATTGGTGTCTACTCCACCGTAGACGAAAAATACAGGTCTATCATTATACTCTTCATTCATCAGTTTGTAAAGTACCTCACCATGCTTTTCTACAAACTGAAAGAGACACAGAGTGTTGCCACTAAGATGTGCGATTAGCTCAACAACAAAATTGTTTCTCTCTGGTTTCGTAACAATGTATTCAAGTTCTTCGGCATATCCAAACTCTTTTATTATCTCTCTATCTGCATCAGGATACACTAGAACAATACATTTTATCTTCAGGTTGGCAAGTGTCTTCTTATCAATGAGTTCTTTTGTAGTTATAACATTCTTTGACCTACCAAACAAACCTTCAAGTACTAATCTATGTGTTTGTGTATCATCCAATGTTCCTGTTAGACCAAATCGATACTTGCACTGATGCAGTTTGGTCATAATGCCTGTAAGTGATTTTGCCTTGAATAGATGGGCCTCATCACCAATCACACATCCAAACTGTCTAAAGTATGCCGTTGGCATCTTGTATATAGATTGCCAAGTCGATATTACTACATCCTTGGTTACTCGTTTAGCATGACCTTGATATATCTTTTGGCAGTAGGTACCAGAACTCCAACCATAATCTTCGAAGTCTTTATACATTTGTTCGACAAGGGAAGTGGTTGGTACAAGAATTAATGTCTTCAAGTCCATCATATGGTAGTAACGGACAAGAAAGTATATTACTAGGGATTTACCTGAAGCAGTAGGAGAAACGAGCAGAGAACGATTAGTGCTAATAGCATGGTGTATCGCATCAATCTGGTAATCCCTGACTTTAATTCTTTTACCTGATAATGTAGGTCTAAGGGATCTAACGAATCCTTGTATGAGTTTTCTGTCGATTGGTCTTTCACTTCTGACTCCAGTTTCGAGTTCATATTCAATTGAGTTCCTTTTACAGTATTCTTCAACATAGGGAAGAAGACCTACATAAATTTCTCCTGTCACTATATTATATAGTCTAATCTTACCATCCCACATACGATTACGATATGCTGGCATGTACTTGAAGCCGGGTACCTCAAAGGTAAAGAAGTCATTTAGTTCTGATGCTAACCAAGGTTCAACACCATCAAACTTTAGATGGACCTCATTCTTCTTAGATATTTGCATACTGATAATCATCTCTGGAGCCATAATCACCCCTGAGAATCACATTCCATGATATACTGGTTCTTTCAGATTGAGTAGGTGGAACCCAATGCATCAACCAAGATGGAAAGATTATTCCTGTTCCCTCGAAAGCATCAAATTGAATCATCGAACCAGTGTTCCAATTTGGTTTGCCTTTTGGTTGTAAAACTGTGCGTTGTTGCTTTGGGTCAAAAAACTGAATCGGTGAAGAGTCTTTTGTAGTCCTCAAATAATACACACCTGATAGAAAATTATTAGAGTGTGTATGGGGTGGATGATTTTCTCCCTGTTTCATCTTATTGCCCCACATGCCTGTTATCTCTATCTTCTTATACTCATATTCTAACTTCTCCAAGATGTTCTTGGTGACATGACTAATGACATCGAGCAAAGGTTTGAATGATGACAGTTTATAGAGGTCATCTTTTGTTTGAAGAACACCTTCTGACATGTTTTTATATACTAAACCATAAGACATCATTGCGTGAGTGTCAGAACTCAATCCAGACGTGAACTTGTAAATCATCGTTGGAAATGCTAAATACTCTCTCATACTCACATCTGTTACATCATCCATGTCACTACACTCCATCTCACACCCTTTCTAATAGTTGTGACTTCATGAGGAAACATAAAGTTGGAAGGAAATATGATGGCAGACCCCTTGTTCGTTTTGTACACTTCTTTCGCAACAATAAACTCACCACCTTCATAGTCATCATTCAAAAATAAAAGAGCAGACACTTGAGGATATCCATATTGCTGCCCATGTGAGTGATGTATGTTATCAAGATGTCTTGACATAAAACCACCCTCAGAATACTTATTGAGTCTGAAATCTGTGTGTCGAATACAGGAAAAGTCTTTATGCTTCTTTGAGTATCTTCTTATGGTCTCTAGGAATGCTTCTCGAATGATGTCATAATACTTCTCACCATTACGAAACCACACCTCATCCATACGCACTCGTTCATTACTTGTGTCACTTGTTCCTTTGTTGTTCGAGTAAGTAGATTTTTCTAGGTCAGCACGACGAGCATTATTCATGTGTTCAATAACATCGTCACATGACTCATTCGACATACACCCTTCATAATATCCAATCCACTTCTTCAACAAGGTTAGTAACCCCCAGCTAAGAACTTTTTCCAGTCTTGTGAGTTGCGTATGTCCCACCCACGTTTATCTATCGAAACGATTATCCCTTCAATAAACTCAAGAGTTGTTTCGCACAAAGCAATCTTGTTCTCTATCTCGATAATGTCTTCATCAGAATTTATGTATACACCGAGATCAGTTTTCAAAACTTTCAGGTCAAAGGGTTTTGCGACATACACTTTTGCGTCTGCCTTGCCTCCATAGTATTCCCACTTTTCACGATACATACGTTTGTGTTCTGACTTGAACCAAAACAACTGAAGTCTGCATTCAGACTTATAATCTAACCATTTGGGTTTTATTACTTGATTCTTGTAGGACTGTTGGTGTAAATCTTCATCATCTGGTATCACGAGGTCTTCTTTGGCCTCTGCCTGTAATTCACGTAATTTCTTCATCTAGTCTCCGTATCAAAACTTTAATAGTGTGTCATACTATTAAAGGTTAAAGAGCAACAATTTCATATAACTGGTAGGAAAATCCAGCAGTAGTTCTCAAATATTCAACATCTGTAGCACCTTGGTCATAATCAAGTGCACCCAATGAAACAGGATACAAATCACGAAAACGAACTTCAACAATAGGATTGTTTTTATTAGATAGTATGGTTAAAGTTGCGTCAGAAACATTAGGTTTGTCTGGTGTAGATATACCAGAGGTTCTATTTATTCCTCGTGCGGGAAATGAACTGCTTGGTGTTTCTGATGTTACGTCTCTAAACTCTGTAAACTGTTCTGTTGTCTTTGGAAAACCAACACCAGTTATCCAGTCGTGAAGAGACAAATAATTTTCTAAGTATTCATCTACAATGAAAGATATACTAAGTTGATCAAAAGTTATTGTGTCGCCCTGAATTGGTATTTGTCTAAATGGGGTACCAAAAGCTGTTTCACCAAGAGTTATAGAAGGAACATTGGCAGCAACAGTGAAAAACTCCACCTTTGGAAGTTGGTTGATAATAAACTTAAATTGAGTTGGACTTGCATAGTCCAACTTCTCTGGTTGTCTTGCCAGTGGTCCTGAGTTTGCCATACTAGTATTTATATGAAAAAAAAGAGGGTGCCGAAGCACCCTCTAAGATTACAACTAAGTTTCTTATAGTTGTTATTACATAAGGTTTGTGACCTTAACACGACGGTAGTATCGGTTTGCACCATCGTCAATCGAAGCATCAGTGTTCTGGGTGTCACCAGCAGCGACGGCACCTGTAGTCTGAGCAAACGGATTGGCGGCCATACCGTAACGAGTCTTGAACCCGATTTTCGGCTGGAAGGTATTCTCACCAACCGCACGCACCATCTGAAGAGGCACGTATGGGCAGTAGAACATACCAGCGTCATACGGGGATGTACCCTTGTATCCACAAACGTAGTACTGCGAAGCAGCAACGTTAGCAGAATACGGGTCAACATATACCTTGTAACGACCATTAAGAACACCAGCAAAAGTAGTTGTGGTGTCGTCAACGTTAAGACTATTGTTAAGAGCAGGATTGTAGTCAAGGATACCGGCCATCTGGAGAGCAGAAGCAACGTCTGCCGAACAGAGAAGCATGTTACCTTTACCACGACGAGTCTGCTGACCGATAGCATTCGCATCACGTTCGATAGCAAACATCAAACCCTTGAACTTCTCAACCGACCAACGACCATTGGAGTCTGTATCCAGATCGAAGATACCAGCAGTTGTCGTATTAACCTGTGCACCCGCAACAGCAGCAACATAGATTCGACGAACAACTTCACGGTTGATTTCAGCAAGAATTTCTGTACTGAGAATATTAGCAAGTTCTGTCTCGGCATCCAAACCATGAATGGCCTTAAGATCCTGTGCCAATTCCATCGTGTACTCAGCTTTCAGAGCACGAGTCACGGCAGTAACCGTTGACTTGTCGATGGAGAATGCCATTTCAGCAAAAGCATTCGTTGTGGTATCACCCAGAGCTTCACCCTGAGCAGTAGTCATACCAGTAGCACTTGTGTAAGTACCAGCAGACGGACTGTCGTTAAGAACGGCAGGGTTCGTCTCTGTAGCACCAACGTCGCCACCACCAGTTGTACCAGCGGCGTTCTGGTTAGAAGCACCAGCCTTACCAGGCATTGCTTCGTCAACCAACGCTTCTGCACCATCCGAAGATAGGAAAGAAGCACGCATGGCAAAGATAAGTCCTGTCGGACCTGTCATCGGCTGTACACCACATACATCATACGCAATCAGATTCGGCATCGCACGACGAACGAGCGAAATAAGAATCGGATCCCAGTTGGAAATTGATCCACCAGTGGAGTTAATAGGAGCAGCTTCTGAAAGAAATGATGCATCTTCCCTCAGTGCTTTCTCTTGGTTTTCAAGAATAACAGTAGTGACTGCACGGCGATAGGCATCGTCGATCTTTGGAAGATCAGGGTGATCTAGGACTGGCTGCCACTTTTCTTGTAGATGTTCTGTCTGAAACATTTTAGTTTCTCCTTAATTATTTTTCTACAGTTATTTATAAATTATGCACTCTTGGTACGACTGATAGCAGACATGTACGATTTGATCGTATCAGTCGTATCAATGTCCTGTGCAGTTTCACTATTTTCATCATCAATTATGAAAGACTCTTCCCCACCAGTTTTAGGGAAATAACTTTCTTTCAGAGTATTGAGCTTGTTACGGAAAGACTGCTCATCTGTGTAATCTACGTCTTCTACGAGTTCCTTGAACTTCTCACCTTCTGTTTCTGTCAAATCGTCAGATACTTCAACGATAACAGTTTCCCGTGTAAGAGATTCTACCACTTTCTTCTTCTCAATATTTTCTTCTAACATCTCATTGAGTCGATTCTCAAGCTCTGTAATTTTCTCTGATTGTGCTTCTAGAACGTCATACTTCTCGTCAGGAACATCAATATAATGATCTTCAAACAACTGTTTCAGACCAGCAATGAAGTCCTCTGCAATCTCACCCTTAAGACCACGTTCGATAGCAAGCTCGTTCTCTTTCATCCATTCTTCTACAACATATTGCAAGTAGTTATCAACCTTAGTTGTCAACTCTTCTTTTTCCGTCTCAATAGATTCTTCAAGTTGCTTTCTGTAGTCTTCTTCCATTCGTACAATCTCACTACGGATTTTTGACTTAACCGCAGCTTCAAAAATGGTTGCTGCCTTCTCTTGAAACTCTTCAGAGAGGCCCTCACCACTAACCAAAGCAGCAACATCTTCCTTAACGTTAATGCTCTTAATTTTTTCTTCGATTTCATCCTTCTTGCGACGAGCTTTTTCCTCGTCTTCATCATCTTCGTCCTCATCCTCATCATCATCATCTTGCTCTGCAAGACTAGATTGATGTGATTTTATTAATCCCTTCATTTCATTGAAAGACAGATTTGAAAAATAATCAACATGAGCAGCCTTACTACGAAGTGAATCCTCATCCAACTCTTCTCCATCATGCTCTAACTCATCTCCAGCAGCAAGTTTCTCTGGCTTTTCAGGTTTTCCTTCACTCTTCTGTTGAGCATCAC